TCATCCGGCTTTAAAGACAATTTCAGCATGAGGAACTTCTACCCATTCAACATGGTTCTGGGTATAAATTTTTGTCGATTTTGCATCACTATGGGCCATCCTTGCCTGCGGATCGATACCTTGTCTTTCGAAAATATGAGCCGCCAGCGCTCTAATCTCGTGGAAAGTTGGCCTTTCTTTGATAGGTAATTCTGCCGCTACACCTATCCGGTCCCGCAGCTCTGAAAATGCCCTGCTCAAATAATCAGGGGCCACCTGTGTTGGGTGGTTAACTTCCTTGCTTATCGGATTGCTTCTCTTTTCCAGAAGCCGGTGAACAACATAAGGACTGGCCACATTGTCTCTGCTGTTGTCGATGATCTCTTTCAGGGCCCTGCCGATCGGAATAGCAACGTGTGAGGCCTCTTTGTGCTGCACTTTTTGCCGATGAATGTAAAGCGTTCCGAATATGCCAGCCTCTTCCTGATCAAACCATACACAGCCGCAAACCCCTTCTTTAGGTTCCTTGATCGAGTACCGGATCCGGGAAACTTCCAGGCGCGCTTGCGTAGTTTGTATTGCAAGGTCCATTGCAGTCTTCAGCCAAGGTTCAGCAGCTGCATGTATGGCCAGGAACTGTTCCAAAGTAAGACGCCGGCGGACCTTTTTATCGACACGCCGCATTTTTTTCCGTGTTGCAGGGTTATCCATCATTAGCGATTCATCCACAGCATAAGAGAATAGCTTTTTCAGGAAGCTAACTTTTCGGTTCTGAACATTGGCCGACGATTCAGAATGGTAATTTCGTATGTAGGCATTTACGTGCTCAAGCTCAATGTCGCATGCGGGTATGTTATTAAAAAATTCTTTAACCCTGATGGCATCATTATTCCAATCGTCAAGTGTACTTTTAGACGGCTGTTCATCTTTGATCGCTCTCTCCATAATGCGATCAACATGTTCAGAAAACGGGTGGGCTTCACCATTAAGCCCTCCCGATTCCCGAATTAATGAATCTATCGATGGTGTATTTTCAGGGCGCATCCTCAGGTTATATTCTCGGGCGATGGCGATAGCCATTACTCGATCCGAACCGAGAGTTTTCTTTTTCCCAGTTATAAGCGTGAACTTATACACGCCACGATCTTTATCAAAAAAAAGATAATCAGGAAGGTGGCGGTATTCTTTTTTTCGTGGCCTTGCTGCCATGGTCAACCCTCAATTATTAACTGACGTACCGCCTGATTAACAATTGAGTCAACTCCCCACTTTTCGGTTTCATAGACAAAAACTGAACCATCTACAATCCTTCCCATGAGTAATCCGTTTTCGACCCAACGTTTAATTGTACGGTTGTCAGGAATGGAGTCTTTGGTAAATTCGCGCTTACTCCAGAGACTCGCTTTCATTAGCTTTGCCATGGTTTCCTTCTCCATAAAGCCCGGCTGCACCCGGGCTGAGTGGTTTACTCGTTGGTGCTGGTGGCAGGGATAAGTTTCTGCCAAATTGCTGACACATATTTTGCCTGATGGCGCGCATCAGCCAGGGCATTGTGAACATCGCCAATGAAAGGCATGTCACGCTTCGGATCGAAACCAACACTGCGACCGAGGGTAACAATCGTGCGTACATCATGATCGTTCCAAAATTCCCACGGGCAAATGCGTCCGGCGCGTTCGTAAGCTCCGCGCAGAATCACATTGTCAAAGGTGGCCCCGTTACCCCAGACCTTCATGTATTTGAGATTATATGCATGCCGGTGAATGAAATGGCTAAGTTCCAACAGTGCATCAGTGATAGGCATCGCATCATCAACGCAAATAGCTGAGCGCGCTTCAGGGCTTTGTTTTAGCCACCAAAGAATCGTTTCTCCATCCGGTACCGCCCCTTGATCCATTGCGCTTTCAAGCGAGACGGCCGTATAAAATTCTTGGCCAAACTCACCTGTATGAGGGTTAAAAAAGACGGCACCAATTGAGACGATCGGCGCGTTTGGCTTTTTCCCCATTGATTCGAGGTCAATCATTAAGTCGTTCAACTGCTTTCTCCATTGCTAATTCTGCGATTAAAACCGAGGGGACAACCACCGGCATTGGTACTCTGACGATCTGTGCTCGTACTCTATCGATTTCCCCTGCCAGCTCCAGCAGGCGGGAGCGGCAATCCTCTGCCTCTTCTCGCCACCAGGCCAGGTCGGCCTTAAGGCGGCGCAGGCGCCGCTGTTTGAGTTTGCTCACCATATCCACCCCGACTGGTCAATTACGCCACAGGTGAGCAGCACGAACATCACTGCGTCGAATGGGTTAGGCATTGGCCACCTCCGGAGGAGGGAAGCTTGGAAGGCCGTCATATACCTGGTCGAGATGGCCACGCACCTGCATGCGACGAAGAGCGCTGTACATGTAATCGCATTCTGCTTGCTTGTTGGCGACGAATGGCTTTGAAAATTTATTGCACCACATCGCATTTCCAGGCCACCCATGAACTTTATAGACCCGGCCATTTTTGACATGAAGTAATCCCCATCCGGGAGGAAGTTCATGCACCTCAATAAAACCAGGCTCAGCCATAAAAAATCGCCAGTCACCCATGCCTTCGCTTGGCATTCTGCGGAATGGTTTCTTGCGGTCAGCTAGGAAGTCAGCGCGCGAACACTTCACTTCGATCAGGCATGAGGCGAGATTTCTGAACCCCAGCGCATCAGGCTGCTCGCCAGTAGACACGGCAGCAACAAAGCGATCGTGAAAAGCAACCTTGAAGCCGTTGTTCTGGAGGAACTTACATGCCAGCACACATAGCTCGCTGTGAGTTAATGCCATCACTTCACCTCCTTCTTCGCCAGCTCCTGCATGGCATCGCCGTAGCGCTCCATGCCTTTGGCAAGAGCCTGAATAACCTCCTGCTGCGGTGCTGCTGGCATTGGCATCCAGTGGGTAACAAATATGTGCTCAATGCAGTTCATTTGATTACCGCCACGCATGTCAAAAAACAGTCCGGAATGCTCATCGAAGTAAGATACATAACGGTATCCCATCTTGTTCTGAACAATTACTTCCTGCTCGTCTTCCGGCATCTGCTCACTGCAAGCCACCCAACCATCCGGAATCACAGGAGAGTTGCCATCGGCACCCTGAAGCATGACTGCGCGAATGTTTTGCGCGTATTCATGAGCAGCATTTGAAGCCTTGCATTGCCAACCATCTGGATAATCACCTGACTTAATAGATTCTGCTGCCATAAATTCAGCGAACTGTTCGAGCAAATAAGGAACAGATACCGGCGCTGGAGGGGCGGTGTAAAGCGGCGTTACTTCTCGCAGCGGGTCAGCATAAGCATTGCCACTATCGAAGCTGACGTGGTTTTTAGCGCCGCCTCCTGACAGTAGCCACGCCACAGGCTCCGCTTCGAGCGATGCCAGCGCGATACGCGCCAGCTCCGAAGCCTCGCCACATGTAACGTGGTCGGTTTCGATAATTTGCTGCAACTGCTCTTTGGTGAATTCTTTGGTAATAGGGCTCATGGGTTAGTCCTCAGTATCCAGAGTACGCGCGGAGTGATGCTATTCTCGCGGTGATATCATTGATGATTTCCTGCACCACCACTGTGTGCTCATGCTCATCACGCAAGACATCAAGGGAGCTGTCTATTTCACGGAGCATATCCTGCTGCCATTCAATATCTTCTGATTCCGGGATTTCGTATTTCATGCTCACTCCCCTTTACCGTCTGCGGAGGCGCGTTCCGCGTCCCACTTCTGCATGTATTCTTCGATATCACTCCATTCCTCACCTGAACTAGCCAACGCATCAATTACTGACTGGCGGTCACTGTGCTGTTCTTTACGCCCCAGCTCAGCAATCCGCTTCTCTGCTGCGTCCAGATCTGAACCAAGTTTTTGCGCCATCTGAAACCAGTTAGCACGTTGCTCTTCTTTGCGCTCCAGCTCATCCAGCAGCGCCAGCACGGTGGCGGGAGTGCACTGCTTCATAAAGTCGTTCAACGCAGTGATTCGCTGGTCGAACGGCATAACCGGTGCCTCTCCAGCGATTTTTGCGGTGGCTGCCGCTTCACGCAGAGCCTGTTTGTCGATGTTACTCATGCTGCACCACCTTCGATCGGCTTAATGCTGCTCAGAATCAAACGGCGTGATGTCAGCGGCGCACCGCTGCGGCGACCATCTTCTTTCCGGTAGGTTTCAGTGCGGCCAACACACCAGGTCGTTGGAGTCTCGCGCAACTGCACGGTTTTCTCGCCATCTTTGGTGATGATGGTTCCGGTATGGGTTTTTATTTTCTGGTTTATTGCCATTGTCGATTACCCCTTACGCTGCTTTATCATGAGCTCTAAAACTTCCTGGCAACTGGCGCACGTTTTGCAGCCAGGCATTGCAACCCGGCGCGCCTCAGGAATGTCCTCTCCGCATTCAGAACAGTGCTCTGCAGAGACTGCATTCTGATCAATACGGTGTTTTTGTATGGCCAGCTGCAGGCGGTGCTCTACCAGCTCGTTTGCCTGATCGATGATGTCTGAACTCATACGGCGCGCTCCTGGCGAAGTAACGCATCGTGCAGCGCCATTGCACCCGCTTCACGGAGTGCAGCATCTTCATAACTGATGCCGTTCGAATCCATGATGCAGTCCCTATCGAGGTACTCCGAACAATCGTTGAGGGCAGATTTGATAGCGTGGGCACGCACTTCATCCAGTACAGCGTCGGTCACATTGCCTGAATGGTCTGGGTCGGTGAACTCGATAAGGACTTCATTTCCTCTCTGAAGAAGTTCTTCATCAGATGCATAGGGGAGTTCATCAGCAGTATTAAGGTGCCCATGATTATACCCAGCTGAATAAACCTGCCCGGCAGCCCATCGCACCGCCTGAACTTCCGCAGCCAGCGCATCTACCTGCTTCTCAGCGTTTGACAGTTGAAGGAGGAGTTCTTCAACTAACGTCACACGCATCACTACCTTCTGGCAGTCGTTGCGTTTAGCTCTGGCGATGGTGCCGCGCAGAGTCGCGTATTTGTTGGTGGTCATTGGACGGACTCCTGACGAAGATGGTTAATTTCGGCGTCAAGGCTCATTCGCTGGTCCATCGATTCCGTCAAGGCGGCAAATGTCACGTCCAGGCGAGTGGCTACCTCACGCATCAGAGAGGCTTCTGCTGGTGGCAGTTTCCCCGCCGCAGCATGGGCTGCGGCTACCAGTTCTTTTATCTTCATGCGAGGCATGCGCGTGATTCCGTAAGCTCATTGAAACGGTTAATGAACAAGCCATATGCCTGGCCTGGGCGAAGAGGAACGATCTGGATAATGTCGCTGGCCGGAATACCTTCGAGGCAAGGCCAGAGTGAGCCGTCGTCGATATCCAGATCGCGGCGTTCCGTGGCAAGCATCACCAGATCGGCGTATTTCACTACCGCTGACATATCAGGGGTGATGCTGAATTTGGCCCGGATCAGCTGTTCTACCCGCTCTTCAATGCGACGGTAATCTGGAAGCAATGCTTTCAGGGGGGCAGGGATGTCCTGGCAATAGGCTTCAGCTGCGTCATGCATCAGGGCTTCAAAGGCAAACTCTGGCGGCACAATTTGGCTGCACAGTACCGAGTGCTGGGCCACGCTGTAAAATTCCGGCAGATGACCACTAAAGCGGCAGATGTGGGAAAGTGCGGTCGCAATATCCTCGATCTCGACGTCGTCAGTGGTTGAATTGAGGTAATCGAATTTCTTACCTGAAAGTGTCTGGATATAACTCATCGTATTTTCTTCTCCATATTTGGCAGCTGCACCTGCGCCAGTTTTGGGTTGTACGAATCCCTCGCCATTGGCGATTAATAAAGGGAATTACGCTTCAATAAATCCCCGCGGCGTCGGGGATTTAATGCAGAGAAATTACGCTTTAAAGTTACCGATAAAGGTTTCAACCGGCTTGTCGGTGAACTTCTCGATCAGCAGGTCACGGAACTCGTTGGCGATAGCTTCTTCCTGGGCTTCCAGTTGAACGATGCGGAGTACAAACACCGGTTCCCCGCTTTTAAGCAGGCTGTTACGCAGGCTAAAGCGGCGTTCGCCCAGGCCTTCATATGGCACGCATTTGAACTCGAAGGCGACAGGCATCACGTCTTTACTGCTGGCTTCAACGCTCTGCATCAGGGACTTTCTGCCGCCAAAATCTTCGTCTTCATGAGCTGCTTCCGAGACTTGTTTGATATTGACGCGACGAACGGCACCAGCTGCCTGCGCGATGGACAACACATTCCCGTCGGCATCAAATGCGCTCAGGAAGTCGGCCCAGTCCTCCAGCCATTCAGCAATTTCCTTCTGGCCCAGTCGATCGCCATTTACCTGAAGTAGGGCTCGGAATGGCGCTGTCTTTTTGAGGGTGATAGATGCGACGTTATCAGCATGGCCAGGGTTTGCCAGCGTACCGATATTGAACACGGAGCGTGCGGTCATGTTGTCAGCATCGATAAAGCATCGCGCTGGTTCAGCTTCGTTGGCATAGCCAGCTGCATAACGGACAAAGTCAGGAATGCTGGTTGTGGTCATGGCACCGCGGAAACGAAAACGTTCCAGGTCGAAACGCTCAAGGCTTTCTACGTTTACGCCATCAGGGAGCAGGGCAGTAGGGCATGCCGTTTCTTTAACTGCAGTGAGGTGATAACCGGAAAGAACAAGGTCTTTCACCTGCTGCAGGGCATTGCCGTCTAAAATCTGGGACATAAAATTTCCTTAATATTTGGTCAAAGGGATATCAGTGATTTGTCTGCTGCGGATCACTGTGCCGCTTTAAGCTTTCCGTCAACGCCGCCGTTGATCCCGAACAGCTGCCCCTGATCTTCCTGCAGGATGGTCAGCTTGCCGCCTTTGTTAACCCACATTGGTGTTTCGGTGGTGTCTTCTTCGGAGGCTTTACCGCGCGGGGTTGGGGTGACGTAGTTCAGCTTGTGCTTGATCTTGACGCGCTTCTCTTCGACGGAGTTACCCATACGCTCAATATCAAAGGTGAGGACTACTTTGCCTTTGGTACCGTTATTCAGAACGCCAAGCGCGGTAGTGTTTAAAGCTGCCGCGATCTTGTTCATGAACACGCCGGCATCCAGTTCGCCCAGGAAATCGGGCACTACGGTCATGCGGTCACTACTCATGGTTTAACCCTCTGTGAGGCGGCTGCCACCGCCAGTGGAACTTCTCCATACACAACAGAAAAGGGCACCTGCGCTTTGGCTATGGGTAGGAGGTCCATTTCCATAGCGCCCGGGTGGATTGGGTTATGAGCCCGTCGCCCGGTGATGCCCTTGTCTCTTGTGTAAAAAAGGTGCCCACCGATGTGATGGGCAAAGACTACACACAGCAATGAATTTGTTGTGGCGGTGGTGCCTCCACCTGCCGGACCGGCCAGAACCGGCGACGCTACACCTCAAGAAACGTATTCATTTCAAAAGTTGAAATAAAAACTTGTTGGCCTCGTCACGTGCGCAGAGCCGCATTACCACAACTGGAAGCGCACTCTTTCGGTAACAAACCTGCCCCCGCAGTGAAAGAGAGAAGGAGTGCGCTTTCACGTTGTGTTGCGATTCACCAGCCCCGGTCCGGCGGCGCCACCTCGCCGGGGCTGATGTAAAGGGCAGTTACGCTGCCAGACGGCTTATTGGTCTGTGAGGTATTTCAAGTCCTGCATCGCGGGGTTTGCTCTCCGCCCCAGGTTCTCCCCGCTATTCTTTAGCGCGCAACCTGAGAAAACCGCCTTCAAGTCTTTCGGCTTTCGCCATGTTCTGTAGTGCTGTGACGCCAGGTGCTTATCTTCTGGTTGCCTCAAAGGGCTGCAATTCATCACAACTGGAAGCGCACTCCGCCTTTTTACTTACCTGTCATCCACAACCGATAGTTGATGGAGTGCGCTTTCACGTTGTGCCCTTAAAAAGCTGGCTGTCACCCTCAAGGGGAAAGTGAGCAGCCAGAACAGGGATCACGTCTTATTGCTTTGGCCTGCTTTTAACCACATCAGGCGCGGTGGTAAGCCATTTGCGAATCATCCGGTCATTCATACGCCACCGGCGGCTACTTCGTGGGCTTCCTGCCTGTTCGCTGTTGATGAAAATGAAGATAAAAGATATTTGCGAAATGCGCAAGAAATAAAATGCGTAAAACGCAATTGAAAGGGCGTAAAAAAACCGCCGTGTAGGCGGTTCTTTGTTCTTAGGGGGGTTATCCGTGCCGTTTAACTGACTGAGACTGACTGATCATTACCTTGCCGAAAACGTAAAATCTGTCTTCATTGGACTTATCCACTGACCACTCCCGATATTTAGGGTTATCAGAAATGACAAGAATCTTATCTGGGATCATCTGTAATCTTTTTACGTAAATTTTATCATCAAAACCAAAGACATAAATCCCATCACCATCAAACTCATTGACCGAAATATCTACGAAAATCAAATCACCTGGTTCAATGGTATCAGCCATGCTGTCACCACGAACGTTAATCACTTTGACCGTATCTGGTGTTCTCCCACCAAATAATGCGGCGGCCCTTTCGTTGTTGTACTCAATGGACCTGATGACATCGACGACATCACTACCTTGTATATGGCCCGTGCCAGCACTGGCGCTGACATCGAGCAACTCGACTCTAAACACAGGGTCACCCTCTCCATAAGCTGGATTTTTACCACTGGATTTACATACAGTAGTTTCATTTGGAGACGGTGTAAAGAGTTCTGCCACGCTAACACCAAGAGCCGTAGCATATTTGCTAAGCGATTGTTCAGTAAATGACTTTTGTTTTCCTGTCTCCACCCGCGAGACGTTTGCACCGTCAATACCTACAGCTTCAGCAAGATCTGAAATTTTCATGCCCTTTTCGAGGCGTAATTCTCTAATGCGGTTTCCTATGTTCATGCGCCCATTACAGGTTGTTTTTGCGTGATATGCAAAGCAACTTGCGCAAGTCGTAAGTACACATTAATATGCGTATTACGCAATTACAGGGGGCATTATGCAATCACCGTTAAGAAATTTGCGAAAATCGCAAGGTTTAACTCTCTCTCATGTGGCTAACTTGGTGGACATTGATCCAGCAAACCTCAGCCGAATTGAAAGGGGCCAACAAATCGCATCACTCGATGTAGCTGAAAGGCTTGTGAAGTTTTATTCGGGCCAAATTGATGAGCTCCAAATTTTGTACCCGCACCGTTATACGCAGGCTACAGAAACTGGAGCAGCAACGGTACCACAGGAAAAAGGGGAAAGCCGTGGGTAACGAACCGGAATGGAAAGTTGATAAGCAGCCAGCCTGGCTGGTGGCTGCAATCAAAAAAACGATCACCGAACTTCCTGGCGGGTATTCCGAAGCTGCTGAGTGGTTGGGTGTGACCGAGAACGCGCTGTTTAACCGGCTGCGTACCGATGGTGATCAGATCTTCCCGCTCGGTTGGGCGATGGTGCTTCAGCGTGCTGGTGGTTCAAACCACATAGCAAACGCTATTGCACGTCACTCGAACGGTGTTTTTGTGCCATTGGCTGAAGTTGAAGAGATTGAGAACGGCGATATCAACCAGCGTCTCATGGAGTCAGTTGAGTGGATCGGCAGGCATTCGCAATACGTTCGTAAAGCTACCGCTGACGGCGTTATTGATGCTCAGGAACGCGCCCAGATCGAAGAGAACAGCTATCAGGTGATGGCTAAGTGGCAGGAACATTTGACGCTGCTTTTCCGTGTGTTTTGCGCGCCGGAAAAGAGTGACGCCCGCGAGTGTGCAGCTCCGGGCGTCGTGGCAGACAAATCTTGTATGGAGAAGTAATCCGCATGACCAGTTTAACGGCTTTTAACCGTTTGCCGCAACTCAGGATGATCCCGGTACCGGGCGCTCCGTTGTTTCGGTATGAACGCAGAATAGCAAACCGCTGGGTGCCATGTAACCACAGTCGGGCGGTCGCAATTGTGGGGGTTTACTACAGGAAGGCGAAACGCTTATGCGCGAAGTTAACCGAAGGTTCAAAGACCACAGAGGTATCCCCGTTCGGGTTATCCGGTGGGAGCCTGAAACACGGCGAGTTATCTACCTGCGGGATGGTTATAACCACGAATGTTTCAGCCCGCTCGAACAATTCAAGCGCAAGTTTACAGAGTTAAAGGACGACCATGAGCACTAAATTAACGGGTTACGTTTGGGACGCTTGTGCCGCTTCTGGCATGAAGCTGTCCAGCGTTGCCATCATGGCGCGTCTGGCAGACTTCAGCAGTGATGAAGGGGTTAGTTGGCCTTCCATTGCTACCATCGCGCGGCAGATTGGTGCTGGTGAGAGCACGGTTCGCACAGCCATATCTCAGCTGGAAAAAGACGGTTGGTTAACCCGCCAGCAGCGCCGGAAAGGCAACCGCAATGCATCGAACGTTTACCAGCTCAATGTTGCGAAATTACAGGCTGCTGCCTTTTCTCACCTGTCAGATTCTGACGCATCAAAATCTGATGCCTCAAAAACCGACGCGTCAAAATCTGAGGCATCAAAAAACGATGAAAAAGGCGGTTTTCACCCGTCAGAATCTGGGGGGGATCCGTCAGTAAATACAACTACTGATCCATCAGATAAAAAATCTTCTTGTCCGGTTGCTGCGCAACCCGACCATGCCGTGGTGATCACCGATCAGGCGAAACAGGTTTTATCACACCTGAACAAGACCACCGGATCACGATATAAGGTCTGTAAGTCGTCGCTGGAAAACATCCGTGCTCGCCTGGCGGAAGGGTTTACGCCTGACGAGCTGATGCTGGTGGTTGATTACAGCGTTGAGAAGTGGGCCGAGGATCTGAAAATGTCAGAGTATCTGCGCCCCGCGACGCTGTTTATTCCCTCTAAGTTCCCTGGGTATCTTCAGTCTGCAACTCGCTGGGACGCTGCCGGGCGTCCGAATCGCAAGGAATGGGGAAGAAAGAGACAACATGACCCGATGAAGTTCGGCCCGGTAGATACCAAAATTCCAGAGGGGTTCAGAGGATGATTGAAAGCAAATACTGCCGCGCGCTGGTTGAGCTGCGTTCAAAACCAACCCACGAGTTGAAAGAGGTCGGCGATCAATGGCGAACTCCGGATCTGTTGTTTTGGGGTATCAATGCGATGTTCGGCCCTCTGGTGTTGGACCTTTTTGCCGACGACAGCAACGCGAAGTGCCCGGCATGGTACACGGCTGAAGATAATGCCCTTACGCAGGATTGGTCAGAGCGTCTGGCGGAACTCGGTGGTGCCGGGTTTGGCAACCCGCCTTACAGCCGCTCCCAGTACCATGAAAAGCAGGCGGTTACCGGAATGACCCACATCATTAACCACGCTATGGCAATGAGAGAAAAGGGTGGTCGGTACGTTTTTCTCATTAAGTCTGCGACGAGTGAGACGTGGTGGCCGGAAGAGGCAGATCACGTCACATTCATCCGTGGCCGAATTGGTTTCGATCTTCCTACATGGTTCGTGCCGAAAGACGAAAAGCAGCAGCCCACCAGCGCATTTTTTGCTGGCGCTATCGTTGTCTTCGACAAAACATGGCGGGGTGAACGTTTCAGTTACATCAACCGCACCGACCTGGAGGCCAAAGGCCGTGCTTCGATGTCGCTGGCCCAGTTTGCAGTGGGAAGAACGCAAACTGGTGCGGCGCCGGAGCTGGACGCTGAGGTAGTGCCGGAGAAATCAGAGGCAGAACTGCCATTAACCCAAAAAGCCATTTTGGAAACCAGTGGTGTAGAGGCTTGGGCCTGTGTTGTCGCCGCGTTCGGCGAGAAAGATAAGTACACCTTCAGCGAGTCAAAGTTTGGTCATACGTGGGCTGCCGACTCTCTGGAAAACCCTGAATTTACCAATGTTTCGCCGATGACGATCGACATAGCGATACAACTGCTCAGCAAGAGCATCCTGGTGGGTGTTAATGCATGGCTGGAAACATTGCCCTTTGATAGCGATGACGTGAAACAAGACATGTCAGAGCGGCTTCGCACGGTTGCCGTTGAATCTGCGAAAGAATACGGCATCAACCACAGTGAATTCATTGCGACCATGGAAAGCCTGGATAAAGCCAAATGGTCAAATATTCGGGGGATCCGCTCCCATGTCCGTGAGACGCAGGAATCAAAGGACAAGGCGTTAAACGAATCGCGCGTTTGGCCTCTTGAGGTCGGCCTGGTGTTTAACCAGATTGAAGGGGCTGACGCTCTACCTGTTTCACAGCAGAACAAGCTGAAAGCCAATATCAACCAGCTGTGGCTCGAACGTATGCCGACGAGTGAAATTATCACGACCGCTGGTGGTCTCTTCAACAGCATGCAGGGGGCCGTCAATGCGTGAAATTATCGTTGATAACTTTGCTGGTGGCGGCGGCGCGAGTACCGGCATTGAACTGGCGATCGGGCGTAGCGTGGATATCGCTATCAACCACGACGAAAACGCTATTGCGATGCATAAGACGAATCACCCGGACACGCTGCATTATTGCGAGTCGGTGTTTGACGTTGACCCAAGCGCAGCCACCAGCGGTAAACCTGTCGGCCTGGCCTGGTTTAGCCCTGACTGCCGCCACTTTTCCAAAGCGAAGGGCGCTAAGCCAGTTAAGAAAGAGATTCGCGGGCTGGCGTGGATTGTCCTGCGTTGGGCGCTGGCAGTACGTCCCCGAGTCATGATGCTGGAGAACGTCGAAGAATTTAAGACATGGGGCCCGCTGCTGGATGAAGAATTACGCCCGGATCCTGAGCGTGCTGGCGAAACATTCGAGGCATTTGTCGGCATGCTGACGACGGGGATCGCGGCGAATCACCCTGCACTGGCTGAGGTTTGTGAATTCCTTGCCATTGAGCCGCACGGCCAGCAGGCGCAACAGCTGATCGCAGGGCTTGGTTATGAGGTTGATTATCGGGAGCTGCGTGCATGTGACTACGGCGCGCCGACGATCAGAAAGCGTTTCTTCATGGTCATGCGCTGTGACGGCCGCAAGATTCATTGGCCTGAAGCGACTCATGGGGATCCGAAATCACTGGAGGTACAAAGCGGCAAGCTGGCGCCATGGCGTACCGCGGCGGAGTGCATTGACTGGAACATCCCGGCCCGGTCCATCTTCGACCGCAAAAAGCCGCTGGCGGAAAATACGCTCAAACGTATCGCGCGCGGCATCCAGCGCTTTGTTATCGAAAGCGCATCACCTTTCATTGTGAAGTGTAACCACACCACGACGAAAGGAGGTTATGACTGTTTCCGCGGGCAATCGTTGTTAGAGCCGTTGCAGACCATCACTAAAAAGCATGGCTACGCGCTGGCGGTACCGCATCTTACTAAATTCCGCACCGGGGCCACCGGACAGCCAGTGACCGAGCCGGTACCAACTGTCACCGCTGGCACGTCGGCGCGCCCGGGCGGGAATGGGCATGCGCTTGGTGTAGTTGAGGCTGCCCTGACACCGTTCCTGGCTGGCAATGGCGGCAGTGAGTACCAGGCAAAGCCGCGCCCGCTGGATAAACCCGCTCATACAATCCTCAAGCAGTCCCGCGCGTGTCTGGTTGCGCCGGTCATCGCCCGCCAGTTTGGTGCCAGCGTCGGCCACAGGGCAGACGAGCCGAGCGCAACGATTACTGCTGGCGGTGGCGGTAAGTCGCAGCTGGTAACTCCAACACTGATCCAGATAGGGTACGGCGAACGCCCAGGGCAAGAGCCGCGTGTTCTTCAACTGAATAACCCGCTCGGCACGGTCACTGCTGGTGGTAATAAGTTTGCAACGGTGAGCGCGTTCCTAGCGAAGCACTATGGTGGGAATTACACGGGGCCGGGTGTTGGTATGGATGAGCCAGCCCACTCAGTCACTACTGTTGATCATCACGCGGTAGTTGCGTCGCACCTGGTGAAGCTGCGCGGAACCTGCCGCGACGGTCAGACCATGGATACACCTATGCCGACGATTACCGCTGGTGGCCAGCACGTTGGCGAGGTCCGGACATTCCTCGAAACCTACTGCGGTGATAGCGAGGATGAATGGCTGGTGACGATAGAGGGGGTTAAGTACCAAATCGTCGATATCGGAATGCGCATGCTGCAACCGCATGAGCTTTATAAGGCGCAGGGCTTCCCTGACGGCTACGTTATCGATCAGGACTATCGCGGCAATCGTTACGCCAAAGACAAGCAGGTAGCGCGCTGCGGTAACGCAGTACCGCCTCCGTTCGCTCGTGCGCTGGTAGAAGCAAATCTTCCTGAATTATGTGCAAATCAAAAGGCGGGTGCAGCCGCCTGATATGGAGAAATAGCATGAATCAGTTAACCGCAAAGGGTGTTGTGACAATGTCCAGCCGTGAAATTGCCAGGCTGGTGCAGAGCAAACATGGTGATGTGAAGCGCTCAGCTGAGCGCCTTGCATCTGCTGGTATTTTAACCGCGCCGTTGGCGCACACCCCCTACATACACCCGCAAAACGGGCAAACATACGAGGAGTATTGGTTCAACAAACGCGATTCTCTGGTGATCGTCGCCAGGCTGTCGCCAGAATTTACCGCCGCTGTTGTCGATCGCTGGCAAGAGCTGGAGAACAGTCAGGCCGTAAGTGTCCCGCAAACATTGCCGGAGGCATTACGTCTCGCCGCGGATCTGGCCGAGCAGAAAGAACAACTGGCCCAGCAGTTAGCCGTTGCCGCGCCGAAAGTTGAGTTTGTCGATCGGTATTGTACTGCTAAAGGCTCAATGTCTTTCCGCCAGGTGGCAAAGCTGTTGCAGGCAAAAGAGACCGATTTCCGCTTGTTCCTCATTGAGAGCGGCATTTTGTACCGGCTCAGTGGAGTGCTGACACCGCGGCACCAGCACATTGCTGCCGGGCGGTTTGAAGTGAAAACTGGCACCACGAGCGAAACAAACTACGCCTTTAGCCAGGCACGTTTTACACCCAAAGGCATAGAGTGGATCGGCGGCCTGTGGACGGCACACATCGCTAAGGGGCATGCCGCGTGAGAGGACTGTTTACAGCCGAGACTATTCCGCGCCTTGGGCTGGTGGTGTTAAAGCCGGGCAGCGAACTGATGTCTCTGTTTCAACAGGGGCGTGTGCTGGTGGAGCCTCAGCCAAAAAGCATGGCTGGGCTTCCGTCGGGCCTCGTCCCTGATGCCAGGCAGCCGTTGGCAGAAGATAAGTCCATCGAGGAATTCTTCACCGACGAGAGAGTAATCCGTGCAGCAGGCGGTTTGACCGCGTTGGAATCCTGGTTAGAGCGTAACGTGAAGGAATGCCAGTACCCGCACACAGATTATCACCATCATGAGCTGGTAACGATGCGACATCCCCCCGGATCAATGTTGCTCTGTTGGCATTGCGATAACCAGCTGCGCGAGCAAACCACCGCGGCGCTGGCAGAACTGGCCAGGCGTAATCTCATTAACTGGCTGATCAGTTCCATCCTGTCTTCGCTTGGCTACAACAACGAGCGTGAACTATCACTCGGTGAATTGTGCTGGTGGGCCGTTTACTCAGGCATTGCTGATGCAATCACGGAAAGTATGGCCCAGCTTGCGCTTCGATTACCGGATGAGCCGTTTTTATCCGTATATCGAGAAAGTGACATTGTGCCGATGCCCCCGGCAAAAAGCATTTTGCAGAAGAAGGTCACCCCAGCGGTCACGGCTGCGAAATTAAAGCATGGAGCAAATCAGGAAGTGGTTTATGACCAGCCAAAGGTTCTGGCTCTGCATGCAGATCCAGAATCCCCTGAATCATTCATGTTACGTCCGAAACAGCGCCGGTGGGTGAATGAGGACTACACCCAATGGGTTAAAACCCAGCCGTGTGAAGGTTGCCGGCGGCCAGCGGATGATCCACACCATGTCATTGGTCACGGTATGGGCGGTACAGCCACAAAAGCACATGATTTGTTCGTGTTCCCTCTGTGCAGAGAGTGTCACGACAAACTACATGCCGATTTAGCAGCGTTTGAGAAAAAACACGGTACTCAGCTGGAGCTGCTGTTCCGGTTTATGAATCGTGCGCTGGCGATCGGCGTAATAACGAAAGCGTAATTGTATGGAGCGCTGAGCATTATGAATTTACAAGAACTCGAATATACCCGTATTGAATTGCGCCGCGCGCTGACCGATTTCTCAGGATCGACGAAGGGACAGCTGCAGGCGTTCAGTGAGCATCCACCAGCAGATAAAAATAAGTATCCCCGGCACCATCCAGAAATCGTCATGGAGGGTGGGGTAGGTTGTGGATCGAAGGTAGTAAAAACACTGGCCACTCCGCTTTATGTTCTTGAGACAAGGAGCCGTCGACGCCCGTTACCCCCTATGAAGGATGCCGAGTTTGCGAGTTCTGCATGGCGCCGCTCGGTAAATGGCCTTGGAGAGCATCTGCAGGCGTGGGTCCGGTATTGCTATGGATATGATCTGTCTTTCCGGTACCAGACATTAATGTGCCAGTACGTTTGGGCACAGTTTCAGCATCAGCAGGGGAGTAAGAAGCTCCAGGACAGAGTAACAAAAAAATTAGTGGGGCTTGTCTGGCTCGCGGCCCAGGAAGTTGCAGCATCACGCAATAACGATACGTACCAGGAATATGCGGGGGCGGCACTGGCCCGCATGGTGAGCGTGGAGCGTTCAACTTGGCTCAGGGTATACGCTGCTCACTGGGCAGCATTTAAAGCAGCTTTCGTGGAAATGGACAGCCTGGCGTTACGTGAAAGCCTGGCGCGGTACGAAGAGTTTGAAGAAGTGAAAGTGGTAGAAATGTGAAGTAAATTTCACTAACTTCTTCAATCAGGCTTGCAAAATGCAACAAAATAAGCGATATTTGAAGCTAATTTGATATGTTGCCAAAAGTATATAAACCCGCCACTGAGCGGGTTTTTTTATGGCTATTTCCCGGTCTTCTCGGGATGTCGGATTTTCCATTCGGATAATTGAGCGCCTCCAGATCCGGAGGCTTTCTGCTGTGAAAATGGGCGGCTGGTGGATGTTGGAGCACCCACCAGCCATCAGCTCATGCTTTCAGGTCACAAGCTAACCAAGGCCCACCGCTTTAGCGCAAAAGCATAGTGAGCCTATCAGAGTTACGCTTACTGATCTATGAAAAATACTGTAATTATAAACAGTGTTGAGTTAGTCAACGCTGATAGCCTGCAATACATCGTAACTCTCCCTGATAACTCCATTGACCTTATAGTCACGGATCCGCCGTACTTCAAAGTGAAACCCAACGGCTGGGACAATCAATGGAAAGGGGATGAGGATTATCTTCGCTGGCTTGATATGTGCCTCGCACAATTCTGGCGAGTGCTTAAACCTGCTGGCAGTCTTTATCTGTTCTCCGGTCACCGCCTGGCGGCAGACATTGAAATCATGATGCGTGAGCGGTTCAACGTCCTGAACCACATCATCTGGGCTAAACCGTCGGGCCGCTGGAATGGCTGTAATAAAGAGAGCCTGCGCTCTTACTTCCCTGCAACAGAGCGCATCCTCTTCGCTGAGCATTACCAAGGGCCGTATAAACCAAAGAGCGACGGTTACGCGGAGAAGGGAAGCGAGCTGAAGCAGCATGTAATGACTCCCCTAATTTCTTATTTCCGGGATGCACGTGAAGCGCTTGGCATATCCTCAAAACAAATAGCCGATGCGACTGGAAAGAAGAACATGGTGTCTCACTGGTTCAGCGGAAGCCAGTGGCAGTTGCCGAATGAATCTGACTACCGGAAACTTCAGTCCCTTTTCACGCAGGTAGCCATCGAAAAGCACCAGAACGGCGAACTGGCAACACCACACCACCAGCTGGTGGCTCTGTGGCAATCGTTGAATCGCAAATATTCAGAGCTGCTCGAAGAGTACAAATCACTTCGGCGGCATTTCTCTGTTTCTGTATCCGTTCCTTATACCGACGTCTGGACACATAAACCCGTTCAGTTTTACCCAGGTAAACACCCATGCGAAAAACCCGCAGACATGTTGCGGCAGATCATCAACGCCAGCAGTAAGCCTGGTGATGTGGTGGCTGATTTCTTTATGGGGTCCGGTTCGACCGTGAAAGTCGCGCTGGAACTTGGCCGCCATGCTATCGGCGTTGAACTCGAAAAGGACAGGTTTAGCCAGACGGTGGAGGAAATAAGGGCGTTAACAGGGGAATAAACGTGAGGTCGCACAAGCGGCCTTTTTTATTACCTCAATAACACCCGCACACAGCGAGGTGAGAGACTATGAAAATGCATAACGATCCCCACTCCTGGACGGAGTTTATCGAACTACTCCACAGCTGGTGGCGTGGCGAAACGCCGATGGGAGCAGTATTGCTGTCGGTTGCAATGGCCGCAATGCGAATCGCTTACGGCGGTGGCGGCTGGAAGAAAATGCTCCTTGAAGGAGCTATATGCGGAGCCCTGACCCTTACCGCTGTGTCAGCTCTTGATTACTTCAATCTCCCGCAGTCCCTATCGATTGCTATCGGCGGCGCGCTCGGGTTTGTTGGTGTAGAGCAGGTGAAGGTTATGGCTGCCAGGGTGTTTAATTCTCGATTTGGAGGTGGTGATGCAAACCAGTGATAAAGGCATTGCTCTGATCAAAAAGTTCGAAGGCTGCAAACTCACCGCCTACCAGGACAGCGTCGGCGTCTGTACGATCGGCTATGGCTGGACTCAGCCTGTGGATGGGAAACCAATCCGCGTCGGGATGACGATTAAGCAGGAAACTGCGGAGCGGCTGCTGAAAACCGGACTGGTCAGCTACGAAAGTGATGTGTCCCGCTTGGTTAAAGTCGGCCTGACTCAGGGGCAGTTCGATGCACTGGTGTCGTTCACGTATAACCTCGGAGCCCGGGCATTGTCGACATCGACTCTCCTGCGAAAACTCAACGCCGGTGATTACGCTGGCTCTGCCGACGAGTTCCTGCGCTGGAATAAAGCTGGTGGTAAAGTCCTGAATGGGCTGACCCGCAGGCGTGAGGCGGAGCGCGCTCTGTTTCTGTCATGATCACCTTTGCTGATATCAAAGCATCATGGCGTCTGATGCTACTGGTGGCCGTCATTGCGGTAATTACCGTGCTGTGTGTCCTGCTGGCAAACAGCCGCTCTGATGCTGCTACGTTGAAGAGTGATAATGACGTTCTGCGCAGTGACAACATCTTGCAGGGGACTGTTATCGCCACTCAGGCTTTCAACTTCAATCGGTTTAATCAGGTTGCAGAAAATGCCAACAGGCTTAACTCCCTGATCGACATCAGCACTGAAGAAACCGTAACCGAATACCGGGAGATACTCCGCCGTGAAAAAACTTGTGATCTGCCTGTTCCTGCTGATATCGCTGGCGGGTTGCTCGAATACGCGCACCGTTTACGTACCAGCGCCATGCACACCGATACCAACAGACCTGACTCAACCGATGATCGTGCCGCTGCCACCAGCCCAATGACGTACTGCCAAGCTGTTTTGTGGATTAAGCCGCTGCTGGGAGTGATTGAGAAGGGCAATAATAATTTCGCGGGTATACGTCAAATCGAGCAGGAAAGAAAATGAATCGTAACTCTATTTACATATAAATCACGGAATAAATTTATATGTGAATAGCATGAGCTGCGAAGTAGAGCGGAAAAGAAGTTACCAGCATAAATGATAAGTATGCACTGCGATGATTAAGGTTGATCGCAGTGCAACCAAATCAGCGATTTGAAGGATGAACTCGAGCGTTTAGAATTGCGCAAAAACCATCATATGGGATTCCTACGTCATGAATAAAATCTTTTCTGATTGGTAAGAACTCATTAAGCATACGCTGATAAATTGCTATGCGTGGGGAATGAGAGTTTTTTACAATGTTTTGAGTACTGAAACGGTCAAGTAATTTGAACATTCTTGTAATACTTGCGTACTCACTTTCATTGTTCCAGTCGAATCCACTGAAAATTACATCGTGCTTATAATTGAAATTACTAACATCTTTTAGTAATTTTTCTTTTTGAGTGTCAGTCAAATTTTCGTATGTATATTGTAGTAATCCGAACATATCTAGGACATCACATACGAAAGTAACTTCAGGTGGGGTTGGTGCACCCGTTGACAAATCTTGATAAGCCCACTCGATGGCCCAGTAGCTTCCAGTATCGATTGCTGTTCGAATTATTTCAGGGTTATAGCTGTTCTCAATACCTAACTTTTCATAAATATCGCACATCATAAGGATTTGTAACTTTTCTGCTTGTGAGTAGCTCATATTAGTTTCCTTTTAAGGGCTGAATCGAAGAAAAGATATTGGGTTTTTTTTCTCGATAATCAATGAAAATCACCATATTTATTTTCATTACCATTGGCAGACCATCGTAGTGGCATTAGTTAGGGAGACTTTTATGGCGACGCTTAAAGACCTTTCCATTCAGTTAAGGCAATTGCAGAAGCAGATACCGTTTGCGACTGCCCAGGCGATGACTACAGTTGTTCGCCAGATTGAGGCAGCCCAAAAAACAGCATTTGAGCGGCATCTGGATAATCCAACACCTTTTACAGTTAAATCGGTAGGGTCGGTTGGCGCCAGAAAAAACAACCTTCGTGCAAAGGTGTTTGTTCGTGATACTGCTGCTGGTTACCTTGAACCCTTCGAGTTCGGCGGAGAGCACAAGCTTAATGGTAGTGCTTTGCTTAACCCGAAAGACATAAAGCTCAATAAATACGGCAACCTACCGCGTAATAAGCTTTCTCAGCTTAAAGCAAAGCCAAACGTATTTATTGGTGGCGTTGGCGGCGTGAATGCCGTGTGGCAGCGAAAAAAGCCCAAAACCAAAAAAGGTAAGAAGCGGGCAAAACGTTCTCCGAACGGCACGCGCAGGGATAAGATTAAACAACCTGCACCAAAATTGCTCATTCGGTTTGGTGATGCTCTTCCTGTTAAACCAACGCTCGGCTATATGGACAGGGCAAACACCATGGCCAACGCATTGTTACCCTCAGCGCTTCACCAGGCGATTGCTGAGGCGATCAGCTCGGCAAGGTAGCCCCCCAGAGGTTTTGGGTCCTTCCTGAGCCTTTTGTAAGGCACGGGCATTGCGCGCCGCGGTGTTTTCCTAGCTACAACTTTCAGATTTGTGTCCCATGTCCCACCTCTGGCGATCATTACGGACACCTCGCCAGCTCTGGCTATTCCAGTTTATTCCAGTGGGACATTCTGGTGGGACATGGCAAAAATGTCCCAGGCGAATGTCCCACCCCAGAAAATGTCCCAGGTGATGTCCCATGACCACGATGAACCAGAGTCAGTACGCACAACATTCAGGTGTGGATCGCAAAACAATTGGCCGGTGGATTAAAGCCGGGCGCTTCATTGTGATGGACGGAGACCTGATTGACGTAGAGGCCAGCGATGCGGCATTGAAGAAAAACCGCGATGGCAAAGACCCGCGCGCCTCGAACGCGAAGAAAAAGAAAACTCCCGTCGTTAGCGATAACGATGATGACGGTGATGAAATCAATAAAACTGTCCGCCAGATAATGCTCACTGAAGGGGCAGATCTTTCGAGAGAGGAAGCGGGACGTATCCGCGAGAATTACATGGCCCTGCAGGCAAAGCTGCAGTATGAAAAAGACAGCGGCCAGCTTATTGAGCTGACAGCAGCCGAGGAGGTTTTATTCAACGCCTTTCGCCAACAGCGTGATGCCTGGCTTAACTGGCCGTCCAGGGTGGCGCCGCTAATGGCTGCTGATCTGGATGTACCGGCGGACAGGATGACAGAGGTGCTGATTGAACATGTCCACAAACACATCTCAGTCCTCGGAGAGCCAGAGTTTAACCCGGCAGAAGATTGAGCGTCTTGAATTAAGCGTCCGCAAAGGCTGGACACCCCCGCCGCGTATCAGTGTGCCGCAGTGGGCAGATGACTATCGTAAGCTGGCAAAAGAGGCTGGGAGCACTTCGGGAAACTGGGAAACATCGACGGTAGAAATTGCCCGCGGACCGATGCTTGCCGCGACGGAGTCCGGGGTTCATATCATCACTGTAATGTGCTGTACCCAGTTGATGAAGACAGCACTGCTGGAAAACCTTTTTGGCTATTTTGCCCACCTCGATCCTTGTCCGATACTGCTGCTGCAGCCGAAAGAAGAAGCCGCTGAACAGTTTTCGAAAGAGCGTATTAGCCCGCTGGTAAGGGTGACGCCGGTACTGCGTAAAATCATCGGTGATTCGAAACAGAAAAGCTCGAAAGAAACCATTCTTTACAAGGCATTCACTGGCGGATTTCTGGCGCTGGCGGGTGCTGGTAGCCCTGATAACCTTGCGCGTCGTCCGATTCGTGTCCTGCTGGCGGATGAAGTGGACAAGTACCCGATAACCCGCGAAGGCGATCCAATTGCGCTGGCCGAAGAGCGTACAGCGACATTTGGCCTGACCTGGCTGTCTGTACGCGCCTGTTCGCCGACGGTGGAGGATGAGAGCCGCATTGCTGACAGCTACGCCGACTCCGATCAGCGCCGGGCATCTGTGGTTTGCCCGCACTGTGGCCACCGCCAGTTCCCCGACTTTTTCAAACACGTTCAGTGGCCGAAAGAGGGGGATAAACACCTGACTAAATCGGCGATGCTCTATTGCGAATGCTGTGGTAGTGGCTGGTCCGAAGGACAGCGCCTCAGAGCTCTGCACACTATCCGATGGCATCAGACGCGCCCATTTGAGTGCTGCGGGGAGAGGCATTCACCGCTGATGGATTATGACCTTGCCTGGCGGGCGGCAGACGAGGGCAGTGTTGAAAAGGTCTGGCAATGGTCAGAGTCGGAACGGCATGCGGTCTATCGGGCAATCTGCCCCTCCTGTGGAAAGGAGGCAGTCGATAACCACCACGCCGGGTACCAGGCATCCAAGCTTTTCAGCCCCTGGCAAAAAGATAAGCCGTCGGATATTGCGAAAAAATATATCGATGCGAAGGGCGATCCGGATAAGGAACAGGCGTGGTGGAATACCCAGATGGGGCTACCACACCGACCTAATCATGGGAAACAGCTCCCTGTTGATGTTCTGCTGGCGCGCCGGGAAATATTTCCGGCCGTCGTTCCGGACGGGGTGGCATTGTTAACAGCTGGAGTTGATACCCAGGACGATCGCTTCGAAATTACGATCACCGGCTGGGGGAGAGATGAAGAATCGTGGTCGGTCGCGCATGACGTTATTTATGGTGACCTTGAGACGGAAGAACCCTGGAAGCGACTGGATGCATACCTGAAACAGATCTGGCGACGTGGTGACGGGCGCGGCCTGAATATCATGGCAACGTGCATGGACTCCGGCGGCCACCATACGCAGAAGGTATACGAATTCGCTAAAGAGCGTCTTGGCCGTCGTGTCTGGGCAATTAAGGGGGAGTCTGCACAGGGAGGCAAACGCAATCCTGTCTGGCCGACCAAACGACCATCATCGAAAAGCAAAGCCAGTTTCCGCCCTGTCATTCTGGGGGTTAACTCAGCGAAAGACGTGATACGCGGTCGCCTGCATCTTGAGCCACCCAAACCTGGCGCCGCCGCTGCGGGTTATATGCATTTTCCTGACGATCGCGATCTCGGGTACTTCAATCAGCTGCTGGCGGAGCGACTGGTTTACAAAGTCATTTCCGGGCAGCGGTACAGTATCTGGGAAGCAATACCAGGACGAGCTAACGAAGCGCTTGACTGCCTCGTTTACAGCTATGCCGCGCTGTGCGGTCTCAAACATATGGGGTTAAAACTCAACGTCCGGGCCGCCAACCTCGAAGCCGATCCGGATAAGTTCCTGCCAGCGCCAGTTGGACAGGAAGAAAAAATCAATTACGAGCTGCCGGGTGCGGTTATTGAAGAACCAGCGCCGGTCAAACGTAAGCGAATATCGCAACTCCTGCCGAAATAAGGAAAATCATGTTCAACCGGAACACCAGCCTGCTTGCCGGCGCAATGACTGACGATCAGCTCAGGGATGCGCTTGCGAAAGCTCAGCAGGCGTACATTGATTTAGCAACCGGGAGCCACGGTGTTTCGTTTTCCTATACGCAGGGAGACGGGACGCGATCAGTGTCCTATCAGCAAAGCACCCTGGCTGATCTGCTGGCCCTGATTCAACTTCTGCAGGCGCAACTTGGGATTATCTCTCGTCCCCGGAAACCAGCGAGGTTTAGATTCTGATGAATAAAGTACAGATACTGGGCTCTGATGGGCAGCCGTTGCGACAGCAGCGTCCCTCTATGCTGGTGGGGGGGAGCCGCGTACCTTATGACGCAGCTGACTCTTTCAGCGATCAACTGGCGAACTGGCAACCCGCGCTGTGGTCCCCGGACAATGAAATTAACATTTACCGGGATCGCATCGTGTCCCGCGCACGCGATCTGGTCCGTAATGACGGCTGGGCAAACGGTGCGGTCACACGTCTGCTGGATAATGCGGTTGGTGCCAACTTCCGCCCCATCATGAAACCCGATTACCGTGTTCTCAGAATGATCACCGGAAACAAGGCGTTTGATGCGTCCTGGGCGGAAGAGTACGGAAAAGCACTGGACGGGCACTGGCGGACCTGGAGTAACGATCCTGGCCGGTATTGTGATGTTGAACGAAAGCTCACCGTGTCGCAGATGTTACGCCTGGGATTTCGTCACAAGCTTATTGACGGGGATGCTCTGGCCATTCTCCAGTACAGAACTGACAGGCTTGGTCCCGGAAGAGGGCGTTACGCCACCACGGTACAGATTGTCGACCCTGACCGCCTCAGTAATCCTCAGCAGAATTTCGATATGCCAAATGTCCGTGGTGGCGTTGAAATTGATGCGGACGGTGCGCCGGTTGCTTACCACATCAGGGAGGCCCATATCGGTGACTGGTGGAGCGGGGCTAAAACCATGACGTGGCAGCGTATCCCGCGTGAAACTGACTGGGGCCGCCCGCATGTGGTTCACGATTTTGATCATGAGCGTGGCGCGCAGCACCGCGGTAACGGCATCCTGACTCCGGTTATTCAGCGTATGAAAATGCTGGTGAAGTATGACCAGAGTGAGCTTGAGGCAGCAATTCTTAATGCCATATTCGCCGCTTACATTGAGTCACCCTATGACCCTGCGATGGTTCAGTCTGCCCTGGGCGAGACCTATGACGAGTCGGAGTTAGGCACTTATCAGGACGGGCGTGTTGAGTTCCATAACGATCGGCGTCTGACACTTCAGAATGGTGCCCGAATGCCCATTCTTTATCCTGGTGAGAAAATCACGACGGTTAACGCGGCGCGGCCCTACAGCAATTTTGAAGTCTTCGAATCTGCTGTTCTCCGTAATTTTTCTTCAGGAACAGGGTTGTCCCCACAGCAGGTCACCCAGGACTGGTCTGACGTTAACTACAGTTCTGCACGCTCCTCGTTGCTGGAGGCATGGAAAACACTGACTCGCCGCCGGGACGATTTTTCTACCGGCTTCGCTCAGCCCATTCTCACCGCCTTTGTTGAAGAAGTTCACGACAATGAGGATTTACCCCTGCCCGCAGGCGCACCTGATTTTGTTGACGCCAGAGCCGCGTATTCCCGCGCACGCTGGATGGGGCCAGGGCGCGGCTGGGTGGATCCGGTTGCAGAGAAAAAAGGCGCCATTCTTGGTCTGGATGCCGGACTTTCCACCCTCGAGATTGAGGTGGGTGAAAACGTCGGTGAAGACTGGGAAGAAGTGCTTGACCAGCGCCAGAGAGAAATTGAGTCATGTCTTAAACGCGGATTACCGCTTCCTAGCTGGGCACAGGCTGACCAGTTTGCGAGCCAGACCATTACCGATCCGGAGGAAAAGTGAATCTACCCCATCTGGCCCAGCGATTATTTAACACCCCGCTGGCGCTGCACCCGAGTAAAGGCGAAGTCATCATGGCATCCGTAATGGACCGATTTGGTATCAGTAAAATCGAATCTTCTCTTGCCATGGAGGATGACTGGTACGGATATGACGATAACCGGGGACGTGAATCCCGTAGTGATCCGGGTTATGACAATGTGCTGGGTGTCGCCGTCATCCCGATATGCGGAACGCTGGTGCAAAAACTGGGCAGTCTGCGTCCGTACAGTGGAATGACAGGGTATGACGGCATTCGTCAGGCGTTTCTTACTGCGATGGAAGATCCCGACATTTCGGGCATTTGCCTGGATATCGACTCACCCGGCGGCGAGGTCGCTGGATGCTTCGATCTGGTTGATGTCATTTACGGCTCCCGGGGGAAAAAGCCTATCCATGCCATTCTGACGGAAAGCGCTTATTCCGCTGCATATGCCATTGCCAGTGCAGCGGACCGGATTTCTGTTCCGCGCACCGGCGGAGTGGGTTCTGTGGGTGTGATCACCATGCACCTTGACTGGACGCAGCGGATTAAAGATGACGGTCTTAAAGTTACGATCATCACCTATGGATCCCGCAAGGCTGAAGGTTCGCCGCTGAGAGAGTTGTCAGATGAAGCGCTGGCCGCCATCCAGCAGGACATTAACACCATGGGCGAATTGTTTGTGAACACCGTTGCCAGAAACCGGGGGATTAGCGCAAAGGTTATAAAAAGTACCCAGGCCGCCTGTTTTATGGCTGCTGATGGCGTTGAAATTGGACTGGCTGATGAGGTGTGTCCTCCTGACGCTGCGTTCAAAAACTTACTTGAAAAAACAGGAGCCTGAAATGACAAAGAAAAAGACGTTTAGTTTTGCTCACCTCATTGGTCTTGGCCCTTCCGCTTCTGAGGAAGAAGAGGATAAAAAAGCCAAAAAAGCGAAAGCCCGTCGCGCGGAAGAGGACGAGCGTGAAGATGATGCCGATGATGATGAGCGCGACGACGACGCGGAAGAAGACGAACGCGACGATGATGCTGAAAATGACGGCGATGATCCGGATGCGTCAGAAGATGATGATTCTGAAGACGACGGCGACGACGATCGCAAAGAGAGCAAGGCGGTAAAAAATGCACGCGCTGCTGAGCGTAAACGCTGCGCCCGTATTTTCGGCAGTAAGCATGCAGCCGCGAATCCTTCACTGGCCGCGTCACTGGCGTTCAATACCGGAATGAGTTCTGCAGCAGCAATTAACGTCCTGGCCTCTTCGGCTCCGGCAACAGTATCAGCGCAGCCACCCCGCAAACGCTCTCTCGATCAGCGTATGCAGGAAAGCCACCAGGTTCGGCTTAACCCGGATAGTGGACGGAAAGAGACCGGAAACTCTGCGCTGGTAAGTAAAATGACCGGCCTCTACAACTCCACAAGAGGAGAGAAATAATGGATCAGTTTGGTCAGAATGCGTTTGCGCCTGGTATGAAGAGCGCGCTGTTTGTTCCGGATCAGCTTGTCGCTGGTACGCTCCAGCTGGTGACTGACACCGGGATCATTACCGGCGGTGCCTTTAAGCGTGGTACGGTCCTAGGCCTGGTGGCTGCCAGCGGGAAATACACGAAATGTGTGAAAACGGCTGAAGATGGCAGTCAGGTACCCGTTGCTATTCTGGTTGATGATGTTGATGCATCGTCTTCCGATCAGAGCGGCGGCCTGTATCTGATGGGGGAATTCAACCAGCACCGAATTATTTTTGATAACTCCTGGACGACCGCTGACCTGAAAAAAGCGCTCCGACCACTGGCTATCTTCCTGAAAGACAGTGACCAGGCACCTGTAACCACCTCCTGATTTCCCCCACGGCTCTCCTGACGAATGCTTTAACCGGCAGGGGCTGGCTCGTTTAAAATTTTTGCCAGCTACGGCTGGCACTATCAAGAGACTGAATATGGAAAATATTTTTGATACCAGCGTGCTGGTACAGGTTGTTCCTAACCTGAAAACCAGTCAGAACTGGCTGCTCGATCGCTTCTTCCCGAATGTCGTGACTTACGAGACTGAAGAAGTGGCGATTGATGTTGATGTCGGCCTGCGTCGTATGGCGCCGTTCGTCTCCCCGCTGGTGGAAGGTAAGCTGGTCGAATCCCGTAAATACCAGACCAATACCTTCAAACCGGCATACATCAAAGATAAGCGCGCGCCGGACCTGCGCAAACCTATCCGCCGCCAGATTGGTGAGCGTATTGGCGGGGAATATACCGCTGCCGAGCGCGAAATGCTGAACCTTCAGTTTGAAATGGCTGACCAGATTGACATGATCAACCGTCGTCTGGAATGGATGGCGGCCAGTGCGCTGGTGTCCGGGACCGTAACCGTCGCCGGGGAGGGCTATGAAACTCAGGTGGTGGATTTCGGGCGTGCTTCGGATCTGACCATCACTCTTAGCGGCTCGGATAAATGGCCACTGACCGTTGCAGCTGGCGCTACCAATACCCAGCCATCAGATGACATTGAAATCTGGCAGACTACTTTCCTGAAAGAGTCCGGCTCTGTCGCCACGGATCTGGTCTTTACGAATAAGTCATGGCGTGCATTCCGACTGGATACCACCATCAAGGATAACGCCATTACATTCCCGGCGCTGAGCCCGTTTGGTAACCAGATTAACGCCGGCCCACAGGCAATGAAGGGCGCAATTTATAAAGGGCGCTGGGGTAACTTTGACCTCTGGTTATATAACGACTGGTTTATTGACCCGCTGGACAACGTCGAGAAGCCTATGATCCCCGATGGCGCTGTCATTATGAGTGGTGCCGATCTGATGGGGACCCGAGCCTTTGGCGTTATCCTAGACCCGGCTTTCAACTACGGTCCGCTGGCCTATGCGCCAAAATCCTGGGTGAAAGAAGATCCAGCCCAGCGTCTTATCCTGATGCAATCCTCCCCGCTGGTTATTCCGAGCCGGGTAAATGCATCCCTCTGCGCAACGGTGGTCTGATATGGCAAGACAACCTAATACCGGGCTGGCTGATGATCTGAATGCAGAAGGATCTGCCAAAGACGGCCTGAGCGTTGACGACCTGAATGCGGGCGATAACACCCAGGAAAAACAGCCTTTGAGCAAAACAGATGATTCCGAATCGCCTGTTAATGACGATGGTGGTGACGAAAAAACCGAAGACACTGAATCGCAGGAGTATGTGGTGTTGAAAGGGAATTGCATTCGTCATGACGGGGAGATGTACCGCGAAAATATGCGCATCCCTGTAACCGGCAAAGATGCTGAGCGTCTTCTGCAGTCCGGCGTTATTGCTGATGTTGATGTGCTTCGTAAGCGAGTTCTTGCTTCTCAGCCATCAGTTTCAGTTACGACAGGGTAATGGCATGGGCGTGGACTGGGATTCTCATCTTCTGAGTCCGCTGCATGATGTCTTTGGCGATGAGCACGAGTACCGTCCACGTAACGGTACTCCTTTTACAATTAACGGGATTTTTGACCGTGGTTATGCGCAGGTTGCTGAAAACCTTGATGGCGATTCAGAAATTAACACCTCCAGCCCGATGCTGGGTGTGCGCGATGCTGAATTTCGCAAGCTGGGTAAATCGCAACCTGCTGTATCTGACCGGGTATTTATAAAGACGGTCGGTGGTCACATCATCAATCAGTTATTTGTTGTGTCAAACGTCGAGCCCGACAGTCATGGCGGATCTCGTCTTGTCCTCAATGTGGTAAAACCGCGATGAATGCAGCAGCGATACGGCAAATGGTTGTCACTGCACTAACCGGGACAACCAGCGCGGGCGACCGCGTATTCTCACCACGCGACTGGTCAACTTCACCTGATATGTATCCTGTGTTGTTGGTTCAGACGCCTTTTGAACAGAAAAAATCACAGGGGCGTAATACCCCTGCTTTTACCACCCTCACCACTGTCAGGATCACCGGGCGCGTTCAGGAGTATGACGGCGATACAGTGGATGATGGAGCCATGCGGGCAGAGCTGGCGCTTGAAAGCCTTCGCGAGCAGGTGGAGCGCGCGGTGATCAACAGCTACGAACTGACGCGGAACATTCAGAAATACGCGGAAGTTCGTTCAACCATCAATGTTGATTCAGAAGGAGAGGCCCATATGGGGCAGCTTCTTTTTGAGATCGACATAGAGCATTACCAGGGGCCGGAAGATTTTTATCCTGTCCAGTCGGTTCCCCTTGAGGGCATGGATATTGCGGTCGACATGCCAGACGGCACTGTTAAACCGGGTATCAGCCTCAATCTTCAGGAGTAATCCATGTTTGTTAAGCCGAACAACGGGCTCAGCGTTCGCTGCCCCGTCAAGGGCATCCCATTGCCTAAAGAGGGTGCTGAAGTACCTGACAATATTTTCTGGCGTCGCCGTCTGAGCGATGGGGACGTGATCCTCTCTAAAAAGGATGAGGGCGCGCCAGAGAAACAATCCTTACCTAAAAAAGCGGGAGAAAATGAATGACCGTACCTTTCGCTCGTGTTCCCGATAACCTGCGGGTAGGGCTTTTCTTCGTTGAGTTTGATAACTCAATGGCGAATAACGCCACTGCCACGCAGCGCACCCTGCTTATCGGTGGGATGCTCAGTACCGGCTCAACCCCCCCAGGTATTCCGCAGCGAGTTTCCTCATCGGATACCGTCGGTGAGCTGACCGGAAAAGGGGGAATTCTGCAGGCCATGATGGCGGCGTATCAGAAAAATGATACCGCAGCCGAAATCTGGATCCTGCCGCTGGAGGAAGACTCCGATTCCATGGTGGCTGCAACCGGCACCATTAAAGTGAGCAGCGCACCGACGGCAACCGGAGTGATCTCCCTTTATATTGCTGGCGAGCGCATTCAGTTGACCGTTGTAGCAACAGATACGGTGGCAGCGATCGCCACCTCTCTGGCCGCGGCGATTAACGCAAAAACCACGCTACCTGTAACCGCCAGCGCGGCTACGGATACCGTAACCCTGACCGCGAAGAACCTTGGTGCTACGGGTAACGGGATCGATATTCGCCTGAACTTCCTCGGCTTACCGGGAGGCGAGTCGACACCTGCAGGCCTGAAACTGACGATTACTGCTATGTCTAACGGAGCCGGGGCTCCGGATATTACCGGCGCGCTGGCTAACCTGCAGGATCGGACATTCGATTTCATCATCAACCCTTACGACGATACAACCTCGTTGAATGTGGTGAAGGAGTTCCTGTCAGACACTGGCGGTCGCTGGGCATGGGACAAGCAGCTTTATGGCCATTCCTTTGGTACCACCACCGGGACTTACGCCCAGCTCGGTACCAAAGGTGAGCTGCGCAATAACCAGCATGAGACCCTGCTGGGGGTAAATAAATCGCCGTCCCCTTCCTGTGCATGGTCTGCAGCTTACACCGGCGCAGCTGCGGTGAGTCTGCGTAATGACCCCGGGCGCCCGCTACAGTCGCTCGCTGTTCAGGGGGTACTTGCGCCAGAACTGCAGGATCGCTTTGAGCTGACCGAGCGTAACAATCTGCTGTACAGCGGCATTTCGACATTTACGGTCGATGACGATGGCACGGTGCGCATTGAAAACCTGATCACCACCTACCAGAAAAACAGCTATGGCGATGCAGATGACAGTTATCTGGAAGTGGAGACGCTGTTCAGTCTGATGTTTGTGACCCGCTACCTGCGCACGGCGGTGACCAGCAAGTTTGGCCGCATGAAGCTTGCTGCGGACGGGACACGATTTGCACCTGGCGCGGCGATCGTCACGCCAAACATTATCAAGGCCGATCAGATTGCCGAGTACCAGACTCTGGTATGGAACGGTTACGCGCAGGATGCGGAGGCATTCGCAAAAAACATCATCGTCGAGCAGAACGCCAAAAATCCGAACCGCGTCGATGTGCTGTGGCCGGGAACTCTCATGAACCAGTTGCGCATTTTCGCGCTGCTCAATCAGTTCCGCACGCGGGCTGAATCAACAGGAGCTTAAACGATGGCAGGTGATACTACTAACCGTCTGGCGGGAACCGCCTATGTCACTGTTAACGGTGTGACGGTAATGGTGGAGGGCTCGTTTAAATACCAGGCTGCCACCGTAAACCGTACCACCCTGACAGGGATGGATGGTGTGCACGGATATAAGGAAAAACCTGTGGCGCCATACATTTCTGCCCGACTGCGTGACAGTGGTGGAACGAATGTGCAGGGCTTTAACCAGCAGACGAACGTCAACGTGATCGCCGAGCTGGCTAACGGGAAAACTATCATTGGCCGTTCACTCTGGACGGTCAACGTCCAGGAAGTGGAAAGCGAAGATGCAGTATTTGATGTTCGCTGGGAAGGCCGCGACGTAACGGAGAACTAAGATGGCTGAGATTGAACGCGTTAAAACCATTCCCTTAACCGTAGCGCTGGATGATGCTGCGGAGAAGACCACCTATACGCAACTGGAGCTGAAAGCGCCCACGCTAAGTCAGGCGGAGCAGTTTTATGAGAAACAGGCTGCGTCAACGTCGCTCGCGGCGATGCGCCTGCTTATTGCGCTGGTTTCCGGTACGCGTGAAAGCGTGCTGCAGCCGATGGATTTTCTCGACTTCCGTAAGTGTGAGGAGTATCTGCTCAGTTTTTTGACCTGGAAGCCCTGACAACCTGGCAGGAAATGGCCGCTGACGTCACCTTCTATTTCAGCTGGTCTGAGGACAGGGCGTGGGGAATGACCCGCGCCCGGCTGAAATGGTGGGTGCAGCAGGCATCCCGGATAAACAAGCTTAGGAAACCTGAAGACGATGAGTAATTCTTTTGATTTTGAGCTGGTGGCCAGCGACCAGGTTAGCGAGGCTATAGACCGCATTAATGAGGCTGTCCGTGACCTGGAGCCGAAACTAGATAAAACTAAAGAAGGGCTCAAGTTAGGCGGTCAGGAAACAGCCGACGGACTGAGCGGTTTTATTTCTCGCCTCGAGAATATGTCGAAGAGCGCGCGGGATAACGTGCAGTTTATTGGTGATATGGTTCCCCCACTGAAAATGGTGGGGGAGCTCACGGGGAAGATGGGTGCGCTGGGGTTAGCCGGTGCTGCCGGCTACGGACTGAAACAGGTCGCTTATGGATTTCGGGAGGCATCCCGTCAGGCCTATAATCTTGATGTCTCGGCAAAAAATGCGGGAATGCGCGTTGACGATTTTACCCGACTTTCCGGGGCAATGCGTATTCTTGGAGCAGACAGCGAGAGCGCTAACGCATCAATAGAAGGTATTTTCAAAGCATTCAATGAGGCTGCCAGCGGTAAAAACGAGGGGGTTATGGCCGCGATGGCGCAAATTGGTGCGCAAATCCAAAAAAACAGCGATGGTTCAGTAAATACCCTTAAAACACTGGAGTCTATCGCAAAAATTTTTCCAACCTTGCGACCTGAACAGCAGAAGTCCGCCGCTGATGCACTTGGGCTGACGCCCGAATTGCTGGCACTAATGCGTGAAGGCGAGCGCATGAAAAAGCTGCTGGCAAAATCGGATGAATTTGGTCTGACTGTGGATCCGGAACTGAATCAGCAGTTGAGTCAAGTGAACGGCACAATGAATGAGCTTAGTGCATCCTGGGATGGACTGTGGCAACGTTCGAAGAATAAGGCACTTAAGACCATTCTCTCGGATGGTTCAGTCAAAGACGGCCTCGAAGGTGTTACTGACCTGTTTACTAACGGTGACTTTACTGGCCTTTCTCATGCTCTCGGTTTTATCAACAGCGATGATGCTGAGAAACTACGGCGCATTCAGAACGATAAGGAACTTTATAACAGTTTACCCCGCAGTGAACGTGGACAGGTTGACGCGGGCTTTATGACTGATGATGTAAGAAAGCGGTACGATGCAAATTACCGCGCGGCAGATTCTGCGATTCAGTTGCAAAATGACATGGCTGCAGTAACAGCCCCACGGACTGCCGGGAACAAATATGTGCCTTACCGCCAGAATGGCCAGTATGATGACTTACTGAATGAAGCTGGCCTGCAATATGGTGTTGATCCCCGTCTGCTGAAAGCCATTATGACTCAGGAATCTGGTGGAAATCCTCAAGCTATCAGTAGAGCAGGTGCGAAAGGATTGATGCAAATTATGCCGTCAAATTTTAATTCGACTGGGGTTACAGACTGGACTGACCCACGCCAGAACATTATGGCCGGGGCAAAAATCATGGCTGAAAACCTGAAAAGCTCAGGCGGTAATATTCCTCTGGCGCTTCGTTATTACAATGGGGGTTATGATACAAGCCGCTGGGGGCCGCAGAACCAGGCTTATCCTGGGGCGGTTCTTGGACACTATCAGAAAATAATTAATGAAGAACCACTAACCCGCGATGCTATCCCAGAAAACCAAGCCAATGAGCATTCAGCAGGTATCGGTATCAACCTACCTGTTCAACCTGATGATGATTCGGCTTCCCCAGATAGTGAGGTTAATACTAAATCGACAGGCACGGGGATAATCCAGCCCACCCAGCCTAACGCAGACCAAAGTCAGGCTTTTGCCGATAAGCTTACCAGCTCATTTAAAAGCGCTGTTGAAGATCAGAAGATGAAGCTTGAAATCACCATGGTTGACAGTAAGGGAGGCAGAAAGGAATACAGTACCCAGAATGGCGGACGGATAACGTTACCCATGGCTTATTAAAAGATGATGGTATAAGGTGTGAATGTAAGATTTTAATTCAACACAGCGCTTGGATATTTCTATGAAAAAGATTACAGCTTACTTGTCTCTATCTCTTTTAATTATACCTTTTGCTGCTCAGTCGCAGAGTTTAGCCAAGTGGGTGTATCCCAATGGCATACCAACACTGAAGCAGGATAGCAGAGGTATGGATGATTTTGAGTTTGCTCTCGCTGTTACAAACTCGTCAACTGGTCAGGTGTCAATTCTTGATTTTCGACCAAACACCGATGCTGAATCCTCGTGCTATGGTATACATGAATACAGCAACCCCAAAATAAGAGATATTTCTCCAGCAAAAATTGCAGGGAAATATGTAAAAATGATATCTATTTGCCTTGGGCAGAGTAGCGGGATAATTCAACCAAAAACAGAAGAGGGAAAGAAATATTTTAATGGATTAGTGTTTACAGGTGCGCCAGTAGACATTTATCTCTCCGATACTAAATTTATTTCATTCCCTGCATCAGACACTGACTCGATGAAGAAAAAACTATCGGAGCTAAATTCAGCAATGTGACATAAATAAGTTAAAACAAAAGCCGCCGATATGGCGGTTTTTTGTTTTCGGAGGTGAGATGCCAATTATCCAGAATGCAATAACATCCCTGATGGGCGGTGATGCCAGCGATGACTGGCAGGGGCAGTTACGGCCCAGCTCATTCAGAGGCGTTCCATTTGCAATTGTTGCTGAGGAAGGAAGCCACGGCCGACGTCAGGCGGTACATGAATATCCCTACCGTGATACAGCCTGGATAGAGGATATCGGGCGGGCAACACGGCGATTTGTTATTCGCGGTTTCTTGATTCAGAACAGCCAGGTTTATGGCGGCGGCGATGCCATCACACAGCGTCAGTCATTAATTGAAGCCTGTGAACAAAAAGGTAGCGGTACGCTTGTCCATCCGACACTGGGCGAATTAACGGTTTCCATTCCTGAGAATGGTTTGCGTATTTCCGGGTCGATGGAGAACGGGCGAGTATTTGAATTTACTCTGATGGCAATTGAATCAGGGCTTAAAGTGTTTGCCGTCACGGGCAGTACCGTTGCAGGCACCACGGTGAAAACCAACTATCTGAAACTGGTAAGCACTGCTGTGCTGAGTACGATTGCCAGGGTTAAAAGTGAAATCCGCGGTGTCACACAGGCTATAAACACCATCAGAGGTACGGTCACGTTCTGGACTAACATGGTTGACAGCACCATCAGTCAGGTAACGAATCTCAGCAATGTCCTGAACTCCACGTTCGGAAATACCCGGTACGGACGTTACAGTAAAGGCTCTGTGGGTGGTAGTTCCTCTGCTGTTGCTGGCAAATCGTCAGTTGCTGATGTGGATGATGAGAGAGCACTGGCTGACAAGGTAACAGCCCAGTCGGTAATGGACCGGAAAAATGTTACTGACAGGTCGAGCCAGCTTAGCAGCTCGAACACACCTGATGAGTTTGTCCAGGGCGTTGCCGACGTGGTAAACGCCATTCTTAACAGCGCCGGCAGCGTTAATGACCGAATCACGGTGCTGGAAAAACTGGCTAATTCAATCAGCACGGAGTACCAGCAGTCCGACAGCAGCAAAGCGATTTCGGCGACCATGAACACGCTGATTGTTGTGCTGTGTACTGGTGCCATGACCAGTGCCGCTGCGGACTCCAGACCTGCCAGTACAGACGAGGCAGAAGAGCTAACTCAACGAGTTTCTGTGCAACTGGATACGGCGCTGGTTCTGGCTGGAGACCGCGCTGACGATGATACGTATAACGCGCTTCTCGCCGTCAGATCGGCATTCCTTTCCACGATGAGTGAGCGCGCTTCTGGTCTGAGCGAGCTTCTTCAGGTTACCACCGCTCAGCCGCTTCCGGCGCTGACGCTGGCAAACCGATTATACCAGGATGCCACCCGTGCAGATGAACTGGTGCAGGAAGCGCGCGTACCCCATCCGGCGTTTATGCCGACAACCATGAAGGTACTGAGGCAATGAATGCAGACAGCGATCTGGATGTTGTTTCTTTGACGGTCGACGGCAAAATCATCGAAGGCTGGGATTCTGTCCGGGTAACGCGGGGGATTGAACGTTTTCCCTCTGATTTCGATCTTGGGCTGATGGATTACTTTCCTGGCAACGAAGAGCGTCAGCTCGTTGAAGAGGGTATGTCCTGTGAGGTCCGTATCGGAGATGATCTGACGCTGACGGGATATGTGGATGACTGGGAGCCCGCATTATCGCGCTCCCGCCATGAGGTCCGCGCCACGGGCAGGAGCAAATGTCAGGACCTGGTGGATTGCTCAGCTGAGTGGCCTAACAACGTCATTAATGCCAGTAATGCACTTGAAATTGCTTCTCGCCTGGCATCCTACTACGGCATCACCGTAACCACGGATGTTGATGAGCTTGTGAAGGTACCCCAGTTCACTCTGAACTGGGGTGAGTCTCCGCAAGAAGTCATCGATCGGGTGGCCAGATGGTCTGCTCTGCTTTACTACGATCAGCCCGATGGAAACCTGTTACTGACCCGGGTGGGAACACGTCGTGCGGCGAGTGGGATAGCCGAAGGGGTAAATGTCGAGCAGGCATACTACCGCAAATCGATGGCTGACAGGTTTTCAGATTATGTCGGTGTATCAATGAGCGTTTCTCCAATTGCAGGGTATTCGCCTGATACGGCCTATGACGCTGTGACTCTGGCAACGGCGAGAGATCCGGAGGCCGCCCGTATGCGGTACCGAAAACATATATCGATTGTGGAAAGTACCCTGATGGCTACTCAACAGGCACAAAGTGCGATCGACTGGGAAATGAACCGGCGGTACGGACGTTCAAAACAGCTCTCGGTAACCATCGATTCCTGGCGGGATAAAGACGGGAAACTGTGGGAACCAAACACATTGATCCCCGTTGATCTTCCCACCTTACGGTTGCCGGAGACTGAATTGCTACTGGCAGAAGTCACCTATATGCGCGATGACTACGGCACCCATGCACGCATGACGCTGATGCCGCCTGAAGCATTCTCCGTTCAGCCATATGCCTTCTACCAGAACCTGGCGGGATTCAATACATGAAGCAACTATTTAAACATGCAGCGACCAGGATCGCCGGCATGCTGGGGATTGGCCGGATCACGGCTATGAAAGATGGTGGGGTGGTGCAGTCTATCCAGTACCAGACTCCGCTGGAGGTGGCCAGCGCTCCGCGGATGGCAGAATTTGGCTTTTCATCCGGCCTGCCGTCAGGGACTGACGTGGTTCTGGCTTTTATTGGCGGTGATCGTTCCAGCGCGGTGGTAATTGCGTCCAACCATCAGGGGTTCCGTCATACAGGCCTGAAAGCGGGCGAAACGGTCATGTATAACCAGTGGGGCCTTAATATTCTCCTGACGGAGAAGGGGATCTTCCTGGATGCAAAGGGCCAGAATGTTGAGGTCAATAACGCCACTAACGTGACCATCAATGCCAGCCAGGGGATCCTTGCAAATACCCCGATCCTGAGGTGCACGGGTGACATTGTTGATAACTGTGAAACCAATACCCGAACACTGAAAGAGCTGCGGGATGCACATAATGACCATGATCATGTGGTTAAAAATGCCCAGAGTGGCAATGACAATATCCGCAGCCAAAAAACAGAGGATCAGGTGACATGAGTGACATCGCTTCATTCTGGAATGTGGATGAGATGTTTGCTGACTGGCAGAAAGGGCTGGGTGAACTCACCACGGGGAACGATTTACAGACTGCAATACTGGACAGCCTGTTTACCGACAGGCTGGCGCGCGCTGACGATGATTATGAGGATAGCGATCGCCGCGGCTGGTGGGGGGATTCCGGGGAGGAATCCCAACTGGGATCCCGGCTGTGGCTGCTACGGCGGAAAAAACTGACCCCGGATGTAGCAAAAAAAGCGGAGGAATACTCGAGTGAAGCGCTCAACTGGTTAAAGGTTGATGGCGTTGTCAGCGAGGTTATTCCTGTTGCAAGGATCGTCCTGCCTGACCGGCTCAATCTCATTATCCGCTATCAGGCACCGGGGAAGGACTGGCAGGAATTCAGGTTTTACTGGATATGGGAGCAACGTTAATATGCCGTTTAAACGACCGACGCTGAGCGAACTCCGCGACGGAAACCGGAAATTTATGCAGGCGGAGCTTGAGGATGTTGGTGCGCTCCTGCGCTTCGCGAACCTGAAGGTACTGGCTGACATGGATGCGGGGATGGGGCATCTGCATTACGCCTACCTTGACTATATTGCCCTGCAGACAAACCCGTTTACCTCTACCGATGAGTATCTCGCCGGGTGGATGGCCCTTAAGCAGGTATTCAGAAAACCAGCTGCAGCGGCGAAGTCGCCTGCGGTACAGGCTAGTGGCAGTGTTGACTGTATTATCCCTGTTGGCTCGATCATTAACCGCGGGGACGGATACCAGTACCGGACGGATGCAGATCTTAAAATTCAGGCAGATGGATTTGGTATCGTCGCGGTGACGGCCATACTGCCGGATATTACCAGTGATGTAACGGGTGGAGGCGCGCGCGGTAACGCTGATGCCGGGACCATAATGACCCTGGACGCGAATATTGCTGGCGTGGATCCACAGGTAACGTTACTGTCCGCTGCGACCGGCGGAGCCGATATTGAAACGGAAGAGGATTTTCGCAGTCGTGGCTTGCTGGCATGGCAGAATCCGCCTCAGGGTGGAAGCGACGCCGATTATAAAAAATGGGCGCTTGAGGTTTCGGGCGTCACCCGCGCGTGGGTAAAGCGGCGTCTGAACGGGGCCGGGACCGTTGGCGTGTATATCATGTGTGATCGGAATGACAATGGTGGGTTTCCGGTCGGTACCGACGGAATATCCCAACTTGAGGACTGGGGGGCTGTTAAAGCCACCGGAGACCAGCTCGCTGTCGCCGACCACATCTATCCGCAGCAGACAGACACTGCCATTGTTTTCGTATGTTCCCCGATCAAGAAAGTCATCAATATTGAAATCTCTGGGATCAAAAATGCCGATAGCACCACAGTTCAGGGGATAAAAGACGCGCTGACGGCGCTGTTTTTTGATGAAGCTAACCCTGATGGTTCTGGGAAAGTTTACCTCTCTGATATTAACGGGAGTATCGGCGGTGTTAGCGGCACGACGGGCTATATTCTTAACTCTCCGACGGCCAATATCACCTTTGCTGTTGGCGAAATTCCGGTGCTTGGCGGGGTGAATTTTGTATGAGCCTCTTTTCAAAAAATGATTATGCCGGTGCGCTTGGTGCGCTGCTACCGACGGGCAGGGCGTGGCCCCGGTCGCAAAGAACGGTACAGGCTGCGGTATTACGGGCACTGGGCAGCGCGTTTCAGCGTTCTGACAACGATGCGCAAAGCCTGATTACTGGTGCTTTTCCCCCTACAGCGACGGTAATGTTGTCAGAATGGGAAAGCTCTCTGGGGTTACCAGATGATTGTGCGATTGGTGAATCCGGTGGCGTCAGCGATCGCCAGCGCGCCGTGGTGGCAAAGTTAATCAGCACCGGCGGCCTGAACCGCGATTATTACATCCGGGTGGCTGCAGCTCTTGGTTATACCATCACTATCACACAGTTCCGGCCCGCTATGAGTGGCATGTCAGTATGCGGTGATGCGCTCAACGGTGACGAGTGGCCATTTACCTGGCGGATAAATGCGCCACAAACAACGATCAAGTATTCGCTTGCTGGCGCGTCCTACTGCGGAGATCCGCTCGCATCGTGGGGCAATAAACAACTGGAGTGTTCAATCAACAAAATTGCCCCATCCCATCTGAACATCATTTTTAATTATTCATAACTGATATTTCCCCCTCTGATTTTATCGCTTAACACTAAGTGAGGATTAACTATGCTCCGAATCGGGCAAGTCGAAGCTACTGCAACGCAGGATGGCAAATATACTGATGGAAGTGTTGCTGGTGGTATTGCCGCAACGAGGCTGCGGGCCGCAGCGTTTAACGCCATGCAGGAAGAGTTAGCGCATATTGTAGAGTCGGCAGGATTGGCGCTCGACATTAACGATATGACGCAGGTTTTAAAAGCAATTCAAAAACTGACACTGAGCCGTACAAACCCATTTGCCGATATTAAATCAGATGGTGCAGCGGCGATTTCTACGGCTCTCACAAACCTTGGTTTGGGAGCGGGTGTGCCAGCTATCGGGATTCCGTTCTTCTGGCCGTCCTCGGCGATGCCCAATACGGTAATGCCAGAATGGTCTAACATGGTGTTTCTGAAGTTCAACGGCGCGACGTTCTCTGCGGCAACTTATCCTAAGCTTGCTCTTGTTTTCCCCGGGTTGGTTTTGACTGAAGCACGCGGTGAATTTATTCGTATCTGGGATGATGGCCGTGGTGTGGATAGTGGACGCACATTACTTTCCGCGCAATCAGACGATTTCAAAACTCACGAGCATAAAATTCTGGGGACAAATGGAAGTGGTGGCAATGTATCGTTTGGCGCAGTATCGAATGTTTCTCCTTTCTACACCAGCGCCGTTAGTCAGCCGGGTGGAAGTGCTTTGCCCGCTTTTCAAAATCCAGGCGGCACCGAAACACGCCCACGTAACATTGCATTCAACTTTTTAGTAAGGGCTAAATAATGAAACCTGTTTTCGATGAAAATGGACTGGCAACAGAACCGGGTGATATCCGATGCTATTACTACGACGCGGTGACGTTTGAATACATGGGATGGTCTGACGAATATATTAATCTTGGTGTGAGCATGCCAGGCCATTCGACTGATATTGAGCCGGGTGATGAAGTGGCTGGGAAGGTTGCTGTATTCCAGAACGGCGGATGGGTGCTTAATGAAGACCATCGTGGTGAAACGGTATATTCAACCGCTGACGCAACATCCTCAACGGTAGACTATATCGGTCCAGTTAAGGATGGTTATACCAGTGTTGCCCCTACAGGCCCTTACCAGAAATGGGATGGGAAAAAGTGGATAGCAGATACAGATGCTCAGCATGCTGCTGATGTAAAAGCGGCGGATAAGCAGAAAATCGCGTTACTGGTTGAAGCGCAGGAAACAATCAGTTTCTGGCAAACTGAGCTGCAACTGGGCATCATCAGCGACGAAGACAAAGCCAGTCTGATTGTCTGGATGCAGTACATTAAAACAGTGCAGGCAGTGGACACGTCGAAAGCTCCGGATATCACCTGGCCTACTTCGCCTGCTGAAAAACAGTAAATGAAAGCAGGCCGCCGGTGATTGTTGAGACTGGCAGCCTGCACAATTTTTACAGCCCAACCTGGCGAACTGTCGGGAACTCAGATACCAGCCACATATCGGCCTCTTCAAACATTTCCTCCAGCATGCGGTTCAGCTTTTCCCGATCACTTTTGCTGGCATCACTATTCAAGCCGTTCGCCTGCATCGGCTTTACCTTCACTTCGGCATCAGGAAAAATCTTGTGCACCCGCTTTGTTAGCTCAGCCAGGATGATCTCTCCGGCCCCCTGGAGCCCCTCAACATTTCGCTTGTCATAAACCAGTTCAACAAACATACCGATCCTTTTAAAAGTGAAAATTGCCTGTGCTTGATCTGTTTTTATAAAAATACTACTGTATATGTATACAGTCAATGAGCGAGTGAGGGTGCGTTTATGCCTCGTCAACCGGATATTCGTGCTGCTTTTATTGCGGCCATACAGCAAAACCCGAAGGGCTATCTCTGCCTGCATACAGACAAATTCATCGCTGAACTGCAGGAAAGGAACTGGCATTTCAGCCAGGCAGATGCAAATTCATGGATCGAGCGATACCAGCCGGACTTCGCCGATAAGACGACAAACGGAAGCGAGAACCGATACTGGATCCTGCGTAACATGGGGAGGGTTTTCTAATGGGATTTCCATCGCCAGCCATGGATTACCAAGAGCAGCGCATGACGATAGATGTTATCTGTGGTGTAGATAACAACTGCCGGGTTATTGAAACTTCATGCGGCTGGGCCGTTATTAACGTCAGTCTGAAGCCAGAAGGAGGGGATACGTTGCTGGTTAGCATGGACGGGAGAAACCAGTTTGTGAAGCTAATGGGTCAGGCACTGATAACGGAAGAGGGTGAGGCGATCGAAGGAGAAGCCTTGAATGATGTTACGGTGCACGGCGTTCTTACACATACACTTAACCAAGTTAAAGACGATAAATCGCCTGTAATGTAG